CTCTCGAGTATGTGCCTACATCTTTCTCACCTAAAGACATGGCGTACGCGGAATTTTCTCAGTACCTCGCCACCGAGATTAGCCGCGCGATGAACGTACCGAGTTATTTAATTAGCGCGGACATGAATAACTCAATGACATACCAAAATATTTTAGATGGTCGTAAAGAATTTGTAGCTTATTCTTTGCAGCCTTACATATCAGCTATTGAGGATCGTTTATCAATGAACGATATAACAAACGGATCTAATCAGGTCCGCTTTGCCGTCGATGATACTTTCTTACGTGTCGATGCTAAGGATCGTTTAGATATCATCGAAAAAATGTTAAATCTAGATTTAATTAACGTAGATCAAGCCCGACAAATGGAGCAACTAACCCCGCTAGGAGATACAAGTGCTACTAACGTTTAGCCAAGAAATACAGGCAGCCGATACAGAGCGCCGGATGATCTCCGGACTCGTTGCACCATATGGCGAGATCGGTTTTACAAGTGCAGGCCCGGTAATGTTTGAGCGCGGCTCAATCACTTACGCCGAAGCCTCACAAATTAAATTACTTATGCAGCATCAAGCCGATAAGCCTGTCGGTCGCGCGATTAGTTTTAGCGACTCAACCGAGGGCGTATATGGATCCTTTAAGTTATCTAGTAGCACTCGAGGACAAGATGCTCTAGTACTAGCTCAGGAAAACCTAGTATCCGGCTTATCCGTAGGGGTCGATGTAACGGCTTCTAAGCCTATGGGGGATTACCTGTTAGTGACGGCGGCGGTCCTCAAAGAGGTTAGCCTCGTCGAGAGCGCGGCCTTTTCTAGCGCCTCCGTAACTGATATTGCAGCCGCTCGAGCAGCGCTTGAGGCAGCTACAAGTACAAAAGAAAAAACTACAACTATCTCTACGACGATCGTAGAGGTCGAAACCGAAACAGAAACAGAAAGCGAGGAGGCCGTGACTACTGCCCCTGAAAATACACCGGAGGAGACTCCGGTAGATGCACCGGCAGAGGCTGAAAAAGTCGAAGCCGCTCGTAAGATCATCCGTCCCTCAGTACTAGACTCTCAGCGAGTACGTACACCTATTACATCGATGGGCGCTTACACAGAGCACAAGATTAAGGCAGCTCTAGGTAATGACGACTCAAAGCTTTACGTAACCGCAGCCGATGATAGTTTTGCTACAAACCCTGCATTTTCACCTACTCAGTACCTAGCGGAATTCCCAACGAATACTCGTTTTGGTACACCGGCTATCGATGCTTGCAGCCGTGGAGTTTTGCCAACTAACGGTATGACTATTAACGTCCCATCACTCGTTACCTCAGCCGGCGGCGGTACAGGCGTAGCACCTGTCGTAACCGTTGAGGCAGAAGCCGGAGCGGTACAAAATACCGGGATGGAGACGGCTTACCTAACCGGTACCGTATCTAAGTACGCCGGCATGAATACGATCAGCGTAGAATTGTTAGAGCGCTCAGATCCTAATTTCTATGCAGAGCTAACAAATCAGCTACAAAACGCGTATCTAAAGACTCTCGATACGACAGTACTAAACGCACTAATCGCGGCAGGTCAATATAGCTCCGGATGCGATGCAGACTCAGCCGGTATTATTGAGTTTGCCTCAGACTCAGCTCGTAAGGTTTACGAAGCTACGGGTTACTTTGCTAATAACTACATCGCCAACGGATCACAATGGCAGCTACTTATGGGCGCTACAGATACTACCGGGCGACCAATCTACTCAGCATCTCAGCCAATGAACGCAGGCGGCTTAGTGCAACCGGGATCAATTCGAGGCAACGTACTCGGACTAGATCTCTATGTAGATAAAAACTTTACCGCTACTACTACTATCGATGACTCTGCGGTTATTTTGGCACCGGAAGCATTTACGGTTTACCAATCACCTACGGCGTATATGTCAGTAAACGTAGTATCAAACCTACAGGTACAGGTAGCCATCTATGGTTACATGGCCACTATTGCGAAAATGCCTAAGGGTATCGTTAAGTTTAATCTTAACTAAGCAAAAAAACTAATAGTCGGTAGGGCTCTTAGCCCTTTGAGCCCTACCGGCCCTTTTTAAGTGAGGAGTAAAAGATGCCGGCTACATACGTAACCGAGGCCGAGTTACGCGCTAATCTCGGTATCGAAAATTTATACTCATCTAATACCGTTGAGGAGGTTTGCCAAACCGCGCAGGATCTCATCAATCAATTTTTATGGTTTGACTCTGCACCCGTCGTCGGCACGGCCTTACAAAATAACGTAGCTACCGTAATGATCGCTAACCCGGGAATATTTACTACAGGCGACTCCGTAACCTTGAGTGGATGCGGCTCAACCTTTAACGGCACCTACACGATTACCGGGACTATTCCGTGGACCGCCGGTACGACTACCCAATTACCATCGATAGCATTTAATAACTATGCGTTTAATTGGCCTAATGGATATAGCTTTATACAGTTTGCTAAAACCGCAGCTAACACTAATTTTACTCGCGTACTCCCTTATGGCCAAGCAATAGGGACAGACACAAAGACAAACACATACGCGACTACTCCGGCCGTAAGAGAGGCCTCGATGATTTTGGCCGTCGATATTTGGCAGGCCCGGCAGGTCAGCCAAACCGGCGGCGTATCGATCGACGGGTTTAGCCCTAGCCCTTACCGTATGGGTAACTCTATGATCGGTAAGATCCGCGGACTTATCGCCGGATATATGAGCCCTAATGCGATGGTCGGATAATGCCGGCACCTATTACTACTTTAAGAGCCTCACTAGCTGCGGCCCTTGCTAACGCTAACGTATGGAATACCTACGCGTATCCGCCTGCAACTATTACGGCTAATAGCGTAATCGTGTCCCCGGCAGATCCATACATAACACCGACTAATAACGATTACGCCAATATCTCGCCGATGGCATCGTTTAGAATTATTTGTAATGTGCCTATGTACGATAATCAAGGCAACCTACAAGGCATCGAGTCGATGGTTTGCGCCGTATTCCAAAAGTTAGCTGCATCGCCAATCGTTATGAATATCGGCGCGGTAAGTGCTCCGAGTGTTTTAACGGTGCAAAGCGGCGATCTACTAACTACAGATATTACAATCTCAATCCTAACCGAGTGGAGTTAAGCATGAGCCTAACCGATGAAGATATCGCCTTTCTTATTAAGATAGGGCAGATCACCGAAGCACCAAAAAAACAAACAAAAACAAACACACCTACTATAGAGAAAAGCGAGGAATAGGCAAATGGCCGTATTTCTATCAAACGGAGTGGTCGTAACCCTTAACTCGATCGCACTCTCCGACCATGTTACAAGCGCGACAATTAACCGCGTATTTGAGGAGCTCGAAGTTACCGCTATGGGCGACTCCTCAAGAAAATTTACTAAGGGCCTAGAGACAAGCACGATCTCTCTAGACTTTTTGAGCGATACCGCAGCGGCTAACGTAAACGCTACTTTGCAGGCAGCCTGGGGTACGACCGTACCAATCACGCTAAAGCAAACTAGCGCGACTACCTCAGCTACTAACCCTCAGTACGCTACGACTATCCTAGTAAATAACACTACAGATATTAACGGCGCGGTCGGAGATATCGGTACTCAGAGCATCACGTTTACGTGTAACTCACCAATCGTAATTACTACCGCACCATAACAAACTAACAAAGGGGCAAAAAATGGCACGACTCAAAATAACAAGGGCTACCGGCGAGGTAAGCGAGCATCAAATCTCACCGCGTATTGAGTACGCCTTTGAGTTATACGCAAAAAAAGGTTTTCACAAAGCCTTTAGAGATGACGAAAAACAGAGCGACGTATATTGGTTAGCGTGGGAGTGCTTACGTACATCCGGCGAAACTGTACCGATGTTTGGAGCCGAGTTTTTAGATACTCTTAAAAAGGTCGAGGTACTAGACGACGAGCCTTTAAGCTAGGGCGCGGCACTCTAACCTATTTGGTAGCGCAACTATCGATACGGTTAGGGGTCGCGCCTCAAGCGATACTCGACTTAGATGCCGAGATGTTTAAGATGTTAGTAAAGGTATTAAACGAGCAAGCGGAGGAGTCTAAAAATGTCGGTAAAGCTAGACGGCGTTAAAGAGACTCTACGCGCGATCCGTAAAATAGATCCCGAGCTACTTAAAGAAATGAATAAAGAGATCAAGGGCATCATGATCCCGATACGGGATAAGGCTCGAGGCTATGCGCCTACCGCTGCGCCGGGTGGCCTTTATAACTGGGATGAGGGTGCATATACTAAAAAGATTACGGCCCGTAATTCTGCCTTTCGTACTTTTAATAGTGAGGGGCGTGTACGCCGTTTTCCTCTTTACCAAGCCGAGGTAGCACGTAAGGGTATTTACTACTCAGCATCTCCGAGCAAGCGTAATAAAAACGGATGGAGCTCTCAGTACATCATCGCTAACGCCTCAGCTAGTGGAGCTATTCTTGAGACGGCCGGACGTAAAAACCCGGGCGGATCCTCTAAAAGTAAATCTAATAATCCCGGAGCCGGTGCTAATTTTATTAACCGTATGGGCCCTCTATATGGCGATGGTGCAAGCCGTGGCCGTATGATCTTTAGAGCATGGTATGAGGATCAAGGTAAAGCACAAGCGGCCGTAGTGCAGGCTATCCAAAATACCATCGCAGCCTTTAATCAAGGCCGTTACGACAAGGCCGCATAATGGCAAAGTTACCCGATTTATTTGTAAATGCCGTTGCTACCTTTGATGGTAAAGCACTCGCTAAAGGCCAAAAACAGATCGGCGGCTTTGAGAAAGGCGTAAAAAAGTTTGCTAAAGTTTTTGCCGCCGCGTTTAGCGTTACGGCTATTACCGCTTTTGGTAAGGCATCCGTAAAGGCTTTTGCCGAGGATGAGAAAGCCGCAGCTAAATTAACTCGTACCGTGACTAACTTAGGACTCGGTTTTGAGAACGCTCGCATCACTAAATTTATATCCGATCTTGAGCAGACGGCCGCCGTATCCGATGACGTTTTAAGGCCGGCTTTTCAGAGCTTACTTACGACGACCGGATCGGTAGAAAAGTCTCAAAAGTTACTAGCCCTTGCGCTAGATATCTCGGCAGGCAGCGGCGAGGACGTGGCTACCGTCGCCGGCGATTTATCCTCTGCATATGTGGGGCAAACTAAAAGCCTATCTAAGTATCGTTTAGGTTTAAGTAAGGCAGAGCTACAAGGCAAGAGCTTTGCCGAGATACAAGAGTTACTGAATAAGCAATTCTCCGGGCAGAATTCGGCACGTTTAGAGACATATGCCGGAAAGATGGAAGCACTAAAGGTAGCCGCCGGTAATGCTCAAGAGATCATAGGTAAGGGAATAGTCGATGCGCTCTCTAAATTGGGCGACGATAAGTCCATAGAAAATTTAGCGGCTAACATGGAAAAGGCCGCCAAAAGTACGGCCGACGTTATCCGCGGTATTGGCGTACTAGCAGCCAAACTAAAAACTATCCCGGGCTTTGACTCTAAAGATTGGGAGTATGTTTACAATATTTCCTACTTAAAGTTTCTACAAGATTTAGGCGCAGCCGATGCGATAAAGCCTAAGCCGTTTACTACACCGATGACTATATCCGGCTCGACAGATTTAGCGGTTAAAGAGGCTAAGGCAAGAGCTGCGGCAGAGGCCGCGGCAGCCAAGCGCGCTAAAGAGTTACTAGCCCTACAGAAAAAGGCAGCGCTAGTAGAGAAAAATAAACTTTCGTTATCAAAGGCTGCGGCCGTGTTTGACACTAACCGCATCTCGATCGCGGCAGCTTTACGC